CAAACCGCAAAGGCGACATCATATTCCTTATCAACGAGCAGCTCACACTCACGCCGGCCGATCTGCTCGACATATTCGAGAGCCACGGCATAGCCCGTAAGAAACTGCGCTCCGAGCTCCGATTGTTCATGTGCGGCGAGCGTGAGACTGAAAAATACCGCGAGGCCGGCATCAACTGGTGGGATTATTGCGGCCCGGTACTCGTAAATTCCTATCCGACCTATTTTGAGAAACTGCCGCCACTTATCGAGCGCATCAACCGCGAGAAACGCTCTTCCAAGAATTATGTGCTGTTTCTCGGCTCGACCGGGGCGGAGTCAAATCAGCAACCCTGCCTTTCGCTCATCCAGTTCCAAATCGATGACGGCGAACTGGTGCTGACCGCTTATCAGCGCAGCTCCGATGCCAACCTCGGACTGCCGGCTGACATTTACCATCTCTATCTCATTGCCCGACAGATCGACCTACCCCTGCGCTCGATCACACTCTTCCTCGGCAATGTCCACATATATTCCAACAACATCGACCGCACCCGTGCCCTCCTTGCCGGCGACGACGGCGTCAAATTCGAGCTGAACGTATGAGCAGGATGTATCTTTCGGCGCCGCTGCCGTTCGTGGGGCAGAAGCGCATGTTCGCCCGGCATTTCGCCGGGATTGTTAGACAATACCCGGAAGGCACGGTGTTCGTCGACCTTTTCGGTGGCTCCGGCTTGTTGTCGCACATTGCCAAACGCACACATCCCGGATCACGGGTGGTCTACAATGATTTCGACAACTACCGGCTGCGCATCGCCAACATTCCGCGCACAAACGCGCTGCTCGACCGCATCCGGCCTATCGCGGCACAGTTTCCCCGGCACAAGGCAATCACCGGCGAAGCGCGCGACAAGATTTTTTATCTTCTTGAACAAGAAGAACGCGAGAATGGCTACCTTGATTTCATTACCCTATCATCGTCTCTTTTATTCTCAATGAAGTATGAACTCAGCATCAATGGTATGCGCAAGGATACCCTATATAATAAAGTTCGCAAGGTCGGCTACCCGGACTACTCTGATTACCTTGATGGACTTGAGATAACCTCCTGCGACTACCGCGAGCTGTTCGAGCGTTTCAAGGATACGCCGGATGTGGTGTTCCTTGTCGACCCTCCGTATCTCGCCACCGATGTCGGCACATACCGCATGTACTGGCGGCTTGCCGACTATCTCGATGTGCTGTCTGTCCTGCCGGGCCACAATTTCATATATTTCACCTCGGAAAAGTCATCGATCACCGAACTGTGCGAGTGGATGGGGCGCAATCCATCGCTCGGAAATCCTTTCGCCGGCTGCCTGCGCCGGGAGTTCAACGCCACAATGAATTATGCGGCGAAATATACCGACATCATGCTGTACACCGACCCTTCGACACCCGCCCTTCGCAATGATGCCGTGTGAGGCGCACACACGCCCGCTGTCACGCAAGAGAGCCGCCACCCGATAAAGGTAACGGCTCTCTTATTCTTGCGCGACATAGCGCGTTTATTGGGCGTGTTTCAAATGCCGGAATCCAACGCAATGATATGTCTCTATATTCTCGACTATGTCCTCATGATTGTGGTTGGTCATCGAGGTATCAATGTCGAATTCCATGAATGTGCTGCCACTTAGTCCGGCAAGCACCTCGTGGATCTTCTCAAGCAACCGGAACTCCCCGATGCCCTTGCTCTCGTTCCAATCCGTGACCACATGGAGATTGACAAAGATATCGGCGCGGTATTCCACCCCGGTAACGATTTCACGCCATTGTATCGGCTGAAACTCGATGAACACCGCCGGGCGTTCCCATGCGGTCTCCTGCTCGATGAACTCCACATTGTGATTCCACAAGTCGATGTGCTTTACCGCCCGGTTGGAAACATCGGCATCGGCGTCTTCGTCGAAGATAAATAACTCGTCTGCTCCGTTTATGCCGATAAAATTAAGGCGAGCATTAATTTGGCGGTATAATTCTTCTCTTACTGTCATTTTATGTCAAAGTTTATGTTATTGATATATTCGGTCAGGTTTTCCTCGATGATTTCCCTGACTGCCGCCTCCACCTCCGGCGACTTGCCGAGGAACTGCCGCTTGGGTATCTTTATCTTATCCCCCACGCTCATGAGCGCCATCGCCTTCCAAAAGTCGGCCTCGTCACTGAGTTGCAGAGTGCGCTTATCATTGCGCCGTGTGCCGTCCTTCTTGCGGCCGAAGCTCCCGGTGGCATTGTAGTATTTCCACCAGAAGAATTTCTTCATCCGCTCGGTCACCACTATCTCGCCGCCTTCGTTGTGGATGGCGGCGTACGGCAGGTCGGAGTAGAAGGTGATGCTGTTGTCGGTGCTGCGGCTCTTGATGCTGCGGCGCAGGTCGCCGCTGTCTACCAGTATGTGGCCTCCGGGGCGCAGGGGGCTTTTGCGGCGTTGCCACTTTTCTGTGAAGAAGGCCTCACGCTCGAAATTTTCATCAAACTCGCCTCCGAGCTCGACACGGATATCGTTAAGGATTAGCCGGAACACTTCCCGGACTTGCGCACTTATGTCACTCATGGCGGTCGTCGTTTTCGGGTTTCTTATCGATGAAATCAAAAAGGCTCGGCATGTCCGACGCCACGACCGGGTTTTCAAGCCCTGCCGTGGCGTTCATTATGTTGTAGAAGGTGCGCTCGCTAATTCCGTATACCGGATATATGTACCTGCGCCATATTGCGCGGTTGCTGAGTCCGCTCCGGGCGTGTTGGTCATATATCCGGTTGATGTCGGCGACACGCTTCATATAGGATATGCCGCGCTGTTTCGTCATGTTCTAATTCATCGCTTTTGATTTTTCGGTTTGTATGGCCGGATGTCGAGTGTCATCTCACAGCTTACTGTCACCCGGCCGCTCCCCTCGCACTGCGGACAGGCGATGCAGGAGACTGTTCTTTCCGGTCCGTGTCCGTCCTGTGGCGGCTTCTTTATCTGTCCGGTGCCTTTGCAGACCCGACAGAGAGCCACCTTCGGAGGTCGAGTTATCTCTCGTTTCATGCCGTACCTTCCTCTTTTTTGGGCTCGACATAGAACGTTTCGTCCTGCGACACCATGATGCCGCACTTCGCCATCTGATCGTACATGGATTTGCCGGGGCCAAGTGGATTTCCGGGCTCCGTTACCTGACAGTCGCGATCGGCGAGCAGTTTATCTTTGGCGATCTCCTCGGCGGTGCGTATGTAGCCGGGCAGGAACTCTTTCACCAACTGCAAGGCACTTGCCCATGTGAATCCCTTGAGGGTTTTGAGTTTCGGGGTACCGGTACGGAAGCCTATCACTCCGTGCGCCATTTCAAGGCTTTTCTTTTTAGAGAAAAGTTCTGCCTGATTCTCGGTGGCAAAGGCCTGCAACGTATCGAAAGCTTTTTCTTTTTCGCCTTCAAGTTCGGCCAGTCTGCTGGCGTACTTCTCGCGGATCTTGGCACACTGAAGTTCTATGTCCGCTGTGATTTTCGCACTCTGCGCGTCTGCCTTGGCATAGCTCGCAAACGCTTCGTCGGCAGCCTCTCGCGAAACGCCGGTGATGATTGTTTTCTTTTGTCTTTTTGCCATAATGGTTTATTTATTTGGGGTTGTTGTTATCTTATGCTTGACCGATGGTCGGTCCGAGATTGATTATCGTTACCTGTCGCTTCGGATGTTCGGCCGAATGCTCCCGGCGTGTCTTCGGGGCGAAACCTCCCTTGCCGTCGATGGCGCGGATCTTGCGCCGGATCTGCGCGAGCTCGTCGGTGGAGAGCCGGGCAAATTCCTTGCCGGCGATGCGCGGATCGAGGCAAAAGGTATTGACCCTGTTCCAGTCGGTGGTGTCGATGCCAGCTTTCTGCATCAGTTTGAGGGTGGCGCTACGCTCCTTACGGAGCAGGTCGCGGTAGCCATTCTTGCTTTCGAGGTCAGCGCAGCATCGATCGTATTCATGCCGCGTCATCTCCCGGAGGCTGTCGGTGCGCCCGCCCGTGTACTGCCACACGATCTGACGCTTCACATCGTCGCGGTCGCCGATGACGTTCATCGCGCGGATAGCGGCGTAAAACCGCCCGAAGTTAGTTACCTGTTGTGCCATCTCACCTACAGGTTTTATGGGCAAGTGCAAAACTGATATTACCTTGATACTTTTCTAACCACATCAAGGCTTCGTCGATTTTGGTTTTCACCAAAGCCACTTCCCTATTGGGATAAACATTAGCGATTGACTTAGATGCCAATTGCAGATGGGTCTGCGTGGCCACTGCCACTTCTTCCAACTTTTCAAGCTGATTCTTATTCAAATTATCCATATTATTTTGTTTTATTCGGTTTCCAGTCTATTGTCACTATCGCTATCACCTCGCCGGAGCCTTGACAATCCGGACA